TGCAGGTCTAACTGCTAAAGGGGTAGCAAAATACAGAAGACAAAATCCTGGTAGTAAACTTAAAACTGCTGTGACTGAAAAGAAACCAAGAACTAAAGCAAGAGCAGCTAGAAGAAAAAGTTTTTGTGCTAGATCAGCAGGACAAATGAAAAAATTTCCTAAAGCTGCAAGGAATCCTAACTCAAGACTTAGACAAGCCAGAAAAAGGTGGAGATGTTAAATGGCAAAAGATTTAAAGAAAGTTAAAAAAGGTTTATTAAAAGCATCTAAATTACATAAGAGACAAGCTAAAGTAGTTGATAGGTATATAAAGAAAAATGCAAAAAAGAAAAGACCCAAAAGTAGGAACAGGTAAAAAACCTAAAGGTTCTGGTCGTAGACTTTATACAGATGAAAATCCAAAAGATACAGTGGGTATAAAGTATGCTACAGTTAAAGATGCTAGAGATACTATTGCAAAAGTTAAAAGGATAAGAAAACCATATGCAAGAAAAATACAGATATTAACAGTATTGGAACAACGCGCAAAGTTTGCAAATAAACCTGAACAATCTAGGTTGGCAAAAGTTGCTAAACAAACATTAAGAAAGAAACATAAAAGTAAAAAGTAAAATGGCATATTTAAGTTCAAACATCCCACAGTTTAAATGTTGGGTACGCAAAGAATTTACTAATAATCACATGGACTATGAAGGAGAATATTTACACGCTTTAGTAATTGCAGTTAATACAATACCAGATAGATCATTAACTTTTAATGTTGTATTTACTGGATGCGATGAAGAAGAAAATGTACATGGTGGAGCGATGTGGGCAAGAATGCCTATTACAGCTTTAGTAGCTGACACTAGGCTAGAAGAATGGCCTGATAAAATGCCCACACATTTAGCACAACCTTGGGACTGTTCTTCTAGAAATCATGCTATAATAGTAATGGACAGAGTATCATCAAGTCCGTGGTTATGTAAGATAGATAATGTTTTTCACACTGGGAGGTATTTGTTTACAGTAGATTATACGGATAGTTCTATATCAGATGATCCTGCACAACATAAACAATCACATGTTTTAGAGTTGATTGATGCAGGACCATATACTGGTAATATAGTAGCACTACCAAATAATAGAGTTAGAGTTACTAATCCTGCTTTATGGGTAACTGGTGAAGGTGCGCCAGACTTTGCACCAAGTCAATATGTTCACTCAGCAGAAATACATGATAGCTATATGAATCCTTATTTAACTTTTAACAACTTGTATCAAGAGGAGATTGAAGATGAAAAAGAGTAAATACATGTCAAAAAAAGGTGGCGGTTCTATGAAAAAAACAAAGTATGCTACTAAAAAGGGTGGAGGTTCCATGAAAAAGACAAAGTATATGTCTAAAGGTGGAGCAATGAAAAATACTAAGTATCGTTCAAAAGGCGGTGCTATGAAGAAAAGCAGTAAAGCACCTCATAATCGTCTTTACTAGTAATGGCGATAAATAGATCAAAGATAAGCCAGCAGATTATTAAAGCGCCGTCTAAAAGAAAAAAAAGTAATAAGCTAATTAAGTCACTTGCTTTAAAAACTAATAGACGGCGTAAATCTAGAAGGAGATAAATATGTCTAATAATCCAGAGGGAATAAAAGAATATACTTATAATTATATTCGTAATCCCCGTACTGCAGAACAGATTGATGCAATGACAGGCCGTCCTACTGGTCAAGGATATGGTGCTGCACGTAAAGGTCCACAGATCAAAGCTAAAGAACAAGATGTTGTAGTGGATTATGAGCCAGGAAAAATTATAGAATACAACGACTAGGAATAATTAAATGGCTACTAGTGGAACATACGACTTCTCAATGGATATTGATGAAGTTATTCAAGAAGCAACGGAGATGATTGGTGGTGAGCAGACACTAGGACACGAACCTAAGTCTGCTCGTAGATCAATTAATCTTCTTCTCCAAGATTGGCAGAATCGTGGTATTCTTCTTTGGACTGCTGGTACAACTGCTATTTCAGTCTCTACCAGTGTAACATCTTATGCTTTAACTTCAAGCACTATTGATGTTACTGAAGCAGTTCTTAGAAGAGATAATGTTGATCTTCAACTTGAACGTATTACAATGGAAGAGTATTTAAAGATTCCTCGTAAGAGTCAAACAGGTAGACCTAATCAATATGCTGTTCGTAGAGAAAGAGGTAATCCCGTTTTATTTCTTTGGCCTGTTCCAGATAATACCACAGATATTCTAAAGCTAGAAAAAGTTAAGTATACAGAAGATGTAAATAAATCTGCTGGTCAAACTGCAGACATATCCCGTAGATTTCTTCCTTGTTTAACTACAGGTTTAGCTTATTACATGGCTATGAAACGTCCAGGTACAGATGCAGGTCGCATTGGTCTTCTTAAAGCAGAGTATGAAGAACGTCTTATGAATGCTATGGATGAAGACAGAGAAAGAGCAAGTGCTTATTTTTTACCTAGAATAAATAGGTTATAATAATGGCAAGTAATAAGAACGCCAAAGCTGTATGCGATATATGCGGTTTTGTTTACCCACATAGGGTAATGCAAATGAACAGTTATGGTTTACTTGTTTGCCCAACAGATTTTGATGGAGCATATGATTTAAAAAATCATCCACAAAATAAAGTACCTGATGTAAGAGATGATATAAATATTCGTAATCCTCGTCCACCGTCTAACTCAGATAGAGGCATTGAGTGGCAGAATGCTAATACTAAATGGGAAGACACAGATAGATTTTGGAATTTAATATAATGACAACACTCACTGGCAAACTCATATCAAATAGTTATAAAGATTTACTTCAGGTAAGTAATAGTAATAGTGGTGTAGACTCAACTGTACGTTTTGTTTCAGATGGTGAAGGAACAAACTCAGCCTTAAAAATAAGTAACTCTGAAGTAGAGACAACAGGTAAACTAACCGTTGGTGCTAATATTAGCGCATCAGGAAATATAACAGGTAACTCTGCTACTATAATAGGAAATATTAGTGCAGCAGAATATTATGGTGATGGTTCTAATCTAACTGGTATTTCTGCTGCTGCGGCAACATCAGTTACTGCTTTCACAGCTAATAATTTAACAGTGGTTAGTGGGGCAGTCTTTAATGGTAAGGTTAGCGGAACATCTGCTGAATTTAGCGGTGTAGTATCAGCTTCAGTATTTTCTGGAACTGCTGCTACATTTAGCGGTAATGTGACAGCATCAGCTTACTATGGCGATGGATCAAACTTAACTAATCTTTCTGTTACTCCTGCAACATCGGTAAGTTCTTTCACAACAAATCAATTAACAGTAGTTAGTGGCGCAGCTTTCAATGGAAAAGTAAGTGGCACTACTGCAGAGTTTAGCGGCATAGTATCGGCTGCTGGTGCTAATTTTAGTGGTAATGTAACTGCAGCAGCTTATTATGGTGATGGGTCTAATTTAAGTAATCTTCCTTCTGCACCTACTTCAGTATCAGCGTTTACAATTAATACACTTAGTGTTGTAAGTGGCGCAACCTTTAGTGGTAAAATAGCTGGCACTACAGCAATATTTAGCGGTAATGTTAGTGCAGCAGCTTACTTTGGAGATGGTTCTAATTTAACAGGTGTTGGAGGGAATGTAACATCCGTAACATCATTTACAGCAAATCAGTTAACGGTAGTAAGTGGTGCAGCGTTTACAGGTAAAGTTAGCGGCACTGCAGCGGAGTTTAGTGGCAATGTCAGTGCAGCGGCTTATTATGGTGATGGATCAAACTTGACAGGCATTGGAGGTAATGTAACATCTGTATCATCGTTTACGGTAAATCAACTTACTGTTGTTAGCGGAGCATCCTTCACAGGAAAAGTTAGTGGTACAGCAGCAGAATTTAGTGGTATAGTATCAGCTTCTGTTCTAAGAGGAACTGCTGCTACATTTAGTGGTAATGTAACTGCAGCATCATATTTTGGTGACGGTTCTAACTTAACTAATTTACCTACTGCTCCCAGTTCAGTATCAGCATTTACAGTTAATCAGCTTACTGTTGTAAGTGGTGCAGCATTTAACGGAAAGGTTAGTGGAACTGCTGCAGAGTTTAGTGGTAATGTTAGTGCAGCTAATGTATTTGCATCTACTAATATATTTGTAGGAGGCACAGCAGTTCCTACTGCTTCAGACATAGCTGCAGTTAGCGCACTAACCAGCGTTAATAAAGCAGCTATAACTTCCATTAACTCTATTCTTGGAGATGGATCTAACTTTGCTACTTCGGCAGAATTAGCTGCTGTATCATCAGCTTTAGCAACAAGTATTGGTAATAGCAATACAAACATTGCAGCAGTAAGTGCATTAACTAGTGTTAATTTAGCAGCCATAACTTCTATTAATTCAATACTAGGAGATGGTTCTAACTTCGCTACGTCAGCAGAACTAGCTGCTGTGTCATCGGCATTAGCCACAAGTATAGGAAATAGTAATACAAACATAGCTGCTGTTAGTGCATTAACAAGTGTTAACTTAGCGGCTATAACATCTATTAACTCTATCCTTGGTGATGGTTCTAATTTTGCTACATCAGCAGAACTAGCCGCTGTATCATCAGCATTAGCTACAAGTATAGGAAACACTAATACAAGAGTGGCTAATACCTCTTCAGCTTTAGCTACAAGTATAGGTAACAGCAATACAAACATTGCTGCTGTAAGTGTCTTAACAAGTGTTAATTTAGCAGCTATTACATCTATTAATTCTATTCTTGGGGATGGTTCTAATTTTGCAACATCTGCAGAGTTGGCGGCTGTATCGTCAGCATTAGCAACAAGCATTGGAAATAGTAATACTAATATTGCTGCAGTTAGTGTTTTAACAAGTGTTAACTTAGCAGCCATAACATCTATTAACTCTGCTACTTTATTAAAAGCAAGCAATCTTTCAGATTTAAATAGTGCTAATACTGCTAGAACAAATCTTGGAGTAGCAATTGGAAGTGATGTTGAAGCTTTTGATGCAGATATATTAAAGGCTGATACAGCAGACGAATTAACTGCTGGATTTAGTGCTGCTGCTCATAGTGCAGGTACAAAATCTAGTGGTACTTATACTCCTGATGTTGATGATGGCAACTTTCAGTTTGCAACTAATGGTGGCGCACATACATTAGGTGTTCCTTCTAAGAATTGTACGATGGTAATTTTATATAAAAACAATTCTAGTGCAGGAACTATAACTACTTCTGGTTATACTAAGGTTGATGGAGACACTATTTCGACGGATGCAAATGATGAGTTTTTCTTTTATATTACAAGAATAAATGATGGTTCAACTACATTCTCAATGCTAACAGTGAAGGCACTGCAGTGATATGACTTTCCCACTACCTATAGTTCAAGGTGGTACTACAGTATTTGCTACTGGAACTGTTATAACACTCTCTTCTAATACTGCTGATTATAATTTAGCTAATGACCTAACTAATAACTATAGTTGGGACGGCAGTAGTGCTATTAATGTTACACTTAATATTAGTTCAGGTGTAAATGTTAGAGCAACATCAACAGGTACAGCAGCTATTACAGCTACATTAGTTTCTGGTAGTAATTTAACTATAAATAACTCAGGAACT